CGAGAGAGACGGCGAACGCCACCGTGGGGGTGGCGGACCCGCCGATCGTCCACGACACCCGCCAGTAGGTGTCGGTCACCGCCCCGTTGATGTAGGCGAACTGACCGGACCTGGTCGACGCTGTTGAGAACGTGATCCGGTCGGTGGCTGACGAGAACCCGCTGTTGTCGTCTGACTGCACTTTGACCGTTAGAGTCGGCGAGGTGCCCGACAGGGTGAAGACGTGCAGGCTGGCCGACAGCCCCTGCGACGCCGACAGGGCGCCGAGCGTGTTGCTGCCGGTCGTGTTGCTGCTTGAGGTCACCGTGTGGTTCGCTTCGAGTCGACCCCGAACCAACTTGTGGCCGTCCGCCAGCGTGGCAGGCACCGCCGAGAAGCTGTACCGGGCGGCATCGCCAACTGCGCCGCCGACCGGCAGCATCGATGCGTACGCACCGTCAGCGAGGTAGGCGACGGCGCCTTCCGTGCCGCCAACCGGGCAGACCGTGAGATTCGTGGTCGCCCCCAGGTTGGCGGGGATAATCTCCTCGCCGGGCACCAACCCGCCGGTGGTGGCACCGACCGCGGCGAAGTCCAAGAACCCCGACGCGTTGGCGTTCCAGGTCCGCAGCCCCTGCCGGTACTCTCGCGAGCCGGCCGAGCAGTAGTTCGAGAACTCGACCGGGTCGGCCATCATTTCGAGGCTGATTTGATCGGTGTAACAGGTGAGCTTCGAGCCCCCTGAGAACAGTTGGGTGGCGGTCTGAACGAACGATGCCATCAGCTATGCAACCTCGGAACGAGAATGTCGACGTCGATGTCGACGCCCATGTACGAGACAGCGCCGTACTGCTTCTCCAGCAGCCCGGAGGCACGGCGCACGGCTAGATCGTCGATGACCCCGCCGAGAGTTTGCGGCGCTGAATTCGGTTTGAGGGTGTCGATGACGCTGCGGTTGTGACCGGCCCCGGCGGACACAAGTTCGGCGATCTTGGTGTACGAGGCACGCACGTTCGCCCGGGGGACGACTATCTCAACGACATAGCTGACTGATGCCTGCCCGCCCTTCATGGCTTGCAGATAGTCGACCCATTCGTCGGCGGGACGCACGACAAGGGCGACGCCGGTCCCGGTGAACACCTCGTCTTGGTAGCCGTCGTACGGGCGGGCATTGTCGATGTCTCGTAGCGCGTCGCACATGGCGGCGGAGATCGCGGGGAGGTCCATCAGTCTTCCCCGTCTTCGATCGGCTCTGGTTCGACGGGCCGCACCGGGTCGCGGTCATGGACCGTGACTTCCGGCTGGTCGACGGCCGGCTTCTCGTCGGCCTTTTTCTTCGCTGCCATCAGGCAACCACCGCAGTCATCGGGTGTTGGTAGCGGGCCAGTAGTTCGGCGACCTTCGGGTTCTGCCGGATGCGGACCACCCCGAACTCCCCGAACCCGGCCACCCCGAACGGGGCGTCCTTGAGCTTGGCGTACTCGCCTGCGAGGATCAGGGTTGCGGTGTGCACCGGCTCAGGCACCGACGCCCAACCCCACCGGGCTGTCACCTGCACCGCGGGGCGGCGTAGGCCCATCGGGAACCAGCGGTTGCCGACGGCGATGATCTTGTTGAATGGCGGCCCGTCGAACGGTTCGACCTCGAAGTCGGTGGTGATCGTCCACGTGATCTCGTAGGTGCCGTCGTCGTTGTCGTCGGTTTTCACGATCAGACCGGTCAGGGTGGAGATGTCAGCGGTGCACGTGCCGCCAGGCCGGAACGCCGGCAGGTACAACCAGTCGTACGCCTCCGGCCGCATCCTCGCCGCGGTGACGCCTGCGTCTTGGGTGAACTTGCGGCCGCACCACGCCTCCACCGCGAGCTCGGCGGACGTGAGCGCTGAGGCGAGCAGGTCGTCGTCGAGCGAGTCGTCGACCCCGGTCCACGCTCGCAGTTCGGCGAGGGTGGCGTAGTTCTCGGTCACTGCCCCCGCCTCGAGGTGCGACGCACCTTCCCAGGTTCCGCCGTCGCCTCCTCAACCGGGGCCGGGTAGTCGCCGCCCTCCTCAACCACCCGGACGAACGCACCCTCCGGCGCGCCGTCCAACATCGGGTCGCCGTCAGGCACCAGCCGGCCAGCATCCACACTGCCACACGCCGTCTGCACACGCCTCGTCGCAACCCACATCACAACACCCCTTCAACATTGGGCGGCCCCGTCGGGGGAGCCGGCGGACTGGCTCAACCCCGACAGGACCAACCTCACACACCCGCCCGATGTGTGAACCCGAGCACCAACTAGCTGTTGGCACCAACCAGGCCGTACCACTTCACACCGGTGCACACGACGATGGCGCACTCAGCCTGGGTCGGGGTGCACACGGTCGCGCTGTCAGCCTGGATCGTCAGAACCTCCGCAGCATCCGCTGCGTTGGCGATGAACACCATCTGCCCCTTGTAGGAGCTCGAAGCGTTCGGAAGGACCACGTTGCGGCCGGAACCGCCCGGATCGAACGTGAACACCGTGTTCGCCAGCAGCTCCGCAGCCGTGATGGTGCGGTTACCTGCAAGCGTCTCAACGGTGCCGCTGTTGATGACAGCCAGAGGATGAGCCATGTTCCTGCTACTCCGATCAGGTGACGTTCAGGACAGCGACAGCGCCGGAGTTCACCACTCGAGCACCGGTCCGCCAGTAGGCGTACAGAGCACGCATGCCGTTAGGCAGGTTGTTCCCAGTGCCGAACAGATGCTGCACCGGCTCCACGACCATGCCGACGCGGTCGACAATCGTGTACGCCTCGGCGATGTCGCCATAGAGCAGCACGTAGTTCTCACCCGAACCGTAGGTGCCGTCGACCTGCGGGTTGCCGTAGGCAGTGCGACCGAGGATCGTGCCCGGACGATCGGCCGCCAGCTGCACCCACACGGTGCCGGCGGAGGCAACGTTGAGCTGACGGACCTTGTCGAAGATGATCTCGTTACCCATCCACACACCACGATTCCGGTAGCGATAGGCAACCTTCTCGATCAGCGCGTACAGATCGGCCTCAGCGAACGTGTTGCTGCCGGCGCTGGCCTGCACCTGACCGGTGTAGTTCGTGTAGATGTCATAGAACAGGCCAAGCGGCTTGTTCGACCCGTTGCCGGTCGTGAACGCCGAGATCTCGAGATCGTCCTTGGCGACGGTCATGAGACGGCGCATCTCCTGCTCCATGCCAACCCAATCCATCGCGATCTCGATGGTGTAGGGGATTGTGACATGTGCTTTGTACGGAGTCAGAGCCAACGTCGAAAGGGTGGGCGCGTCGTCAGTTGCTTCAGCACCTTCGGTCGTCCATGCGGCGGTCACACCAGCGGTGGACACCAGGTTCAGGTTGTCACCAGTGATCTGCCGCACATTCGCCAGCTGACGCACCACGTTCGGGGTGAGCCCGTCATGCGTTCCCGTCAACAGCAACGTCGCATCGAGAACCGTTGGGACGGAATACCCTCCCGCGGCGTCAGTGAGGCTGGCGGCCCGAACGTGGTCGACGGCGCGCACCTCATCCGGGGTGAGAGCGAACCCCTGACCCGAGATCAGCTTCGAGAAGGCCGACCGGTACTCAGGCCGCGAAGCGGCGATCACGTGGCGAGAGAGCTTGCCCGACGGATCGTCAGCACGCTCAAGGGTGGCGTACAGCCGCGACCGGACACTGTCGTCGGTGAGAGGCAGCTTCTCCACCGCCGTGCGAGCAGCGCCGCGAACCTGGTCGACGGGGCCATACATGACGGTTTCGTCCTTGAACGGGTCCGCCTGCTGGCGCTTGAAGGTGGGGGCTGGCTTATCGACGTGTCCGTCATCGAACCCGGCCACGATCGCTTCGAGCTGGGCGATCTCGTCCTTGGTGGACCGGATCTGGTCATCTTCGGCCCACACCGGCTTGCCGTCATCGTCGGCCTTGAACCGGGGGGACAGTTCCTTGAATCGAGCTTCCTGCTTGTCGTCGAGCTTGGCGACGTTGGACAGCTCGAGAAGTTCCTTGCGCTCAGCCTCGCGCTTCTCGATGAGAGCGGCGAGCAGCTTACGCAGTTGCTCCAGACGCATTGATTGTCACTCCAGACAACAGCAGCGCCATGCGGCGCTGATCCTGCCGAGTGACACGCGTCGGCTCGGGTCCTTCTGCGGCTGACTCCTGCGCAGTGGACTCACCGGCTGCGCTGTCAGTGCTCTCGTTCGGGAGCATACCACGGAGCTGCGACAAATCGACGCCGCTTGAACGCAGCGAGCGCGCCAGCGACCTGAGCGCAACCGACGTCGCCTCATTCGCAGGGAACGCGACGGGTCCAACCTCGTAGAGCTTGACTTCCCGAATGGTGCGCTGCTCCGGGTCGCCGCTGTAGTCCCACTCGTCCTTGGTGGTCTGGAAGCGGATGGACATTCCGGACACGGCCTGCGACCTGACAGCGTCACGCACCGGTTCGGTCATCCAGTT